AAAGTTGTAGCAGAAAAACCGCACAGAGTTCGCATACAGTATTGGCGAGATAAAAAGTGTGCTCAAGCATACACTCGCCATTTACAGAATCTGTTTATGAACGAAGAGTTTAGGTTAAAAAAAGTTAAAAAAACACTTGACAAACATCTATAAGATGTTATACTAACTGTATATATTTAATAAAGGAGTAATATATGAACACACAAAAATACAACACAAAAGAATACGTAGATAGATATGCTATCATAATAGTAAATCGCATTATAGATGATCTCAGTGAAGAGGACTTTTTCCTTAACTGTTTAGATAATAACATATGGCGTGAAGTAAATGATTTATGTGTTTCGCAGATGTTTTTGAAAAACAATGGTATATCCAAAACAGATGTTGCTATTAGATGTAGTGAACTTATACAAGATATCTATACTGTATATCGTGAAACAGGTGAGTTTAATGATACTACAGAAAATCGTAGCATTATATATAGTTTCTCTAATCATAAAGATAGACACAGTTACAGTGACAGCAAAGAACAGTTATCTGCTAAAATAGATACAGTATGTTTTGCTATTACAAGTAATCAAGTAGATACATTGTTAGATGATATTTTAGACAGATTCGAAAACTATAAAAGGCCGTTTAGTAGACCTAACTTAGTAAAACGCAGAATATTACACAGAATATGGTCGCCAGTACAGGATATTGAAAAGCACAACAAACAGTTAGCAGAAGCATAAAATATAATGACCAGGGTATCGCATTACCTTAAATGCCAGATTAGTCCGCTGGGGTCACAAGGACTTACTCCTTTAGAGATGGTGCGTATATACACTCATTTATACGCACCTTTTTTGTATAAAATAGATAAATACTTATGTTGGCAACAAGGAGACAAACAATGAATATACAAACAAAATACATCAAAGACAGAAATGGTAAATCCTTAAATAGGCAATCTTGTGTTCGCTTTGAACCATTCAACATACCGTGTGATACAGCATACGATTATGATATGAATAGATTTTTCCCAAATAAGAACTTAACCATTATACCATTTACCACACAAAAGGCGCCTAACGGCAAGGACAACTGGGTATACTTTGATTTGGCCACTGAAGAATGGATATACAGTTGGCTAAGCAGAATAGTGTTAGAGTATACACACAAACTAAACACATTCCCCACAGCATTAAGCAAACTGGATCAAACAATCAATAAAAAAGGCACATATGATAGACTTAACAGTTTCAATACAGTACTAACTACTTGTAGTGGATTGGTGTTAAACCGAACCAGAGCAACTGAAATAAAGTTTACTACCAAACAGTTAGCAGACATAGAAAAAGTGTTTGACATAGCAACTTATGTATTCAGAGATACTGGTGCTAAAAATCACGTCACAGGAGAAATGGAAAAGAGTGTGTTAACAGTAAAAGATATTGGCTATCACAGAGATACCAAAGAACCCAACAGAGATTTATCCAGAATATATTTCAGTAAGAACAATAAACTCACTATTGCCTCAGACGGTCAAACGTACGATAACAGCACAGTTGATTTGTTTATTGGAGTTTGATATGCCAGGCACTAAGATAACATTACCAGACGGCACAAAAATAACTCAGTTTGAACACAAATGGGGAATAGATGCTATAAGTTTAAGTAAACTGGAAGAAGTTACACCAGATGCTATTCATATGCGAGTTAATCTGTATGGAACACCCTTTCAAAGACGCAAAAAACTCACATTGTGGGAAGAACAGTATGGTAAAACATTGGGTCAAATGGCATTGGAAGAAGGCTTACACCCTATAACACTTGCTAACAAACACTACAAGTTGGGTTCAGTGTTTGCCCAAACAGACCAAAGATTTGCTCGTGGCAAACACACCAAAGTGGATTGGTGGCTTATGCCAAGATATAAGAGAATGATAAAATCCATTTTCTTTACACTTGAGGACATACTGTGAAACCACATTTGGAATACTTGAAGCATTTGGATCAAAGCACCTACAGTACCTTTAATGTTGCTCAAAAGATGAGTGTGATCAATGACATAGCCGAAAGTGTAGACTTACACCCTGTGGCACACAACAACGTATTTTGGACATACAATGATCCCAAAGATAGTGCTAATCCAAGACAACCTTATATAGTAACATACTGTAATGCGGCTCGTGTGTTAGACAACAATCAAGAAATAATGAACAACAAATATCTGGCAGATTGGTATGATCCTATAGAGTTTGAAGCAGGATTCAAAATGCCCAGTGATGAATGGTATAAACAACACGAACACAGACAGTTGGGCCATCCACACTTGAAAGCAATAGAGATACATCAACCCAGTATAAACTGTGATCCTGACGATTTATCCAGTGTTAAGAGATTGTTTGATATGTGGAGTAAAGTAATCAGTTACGATTGGATTGGTAAACTTATTGATCCAGGTGTTAATGGTTTATAAACTGGCTTATTTCTTTTTGCCAAATATTCTGTCCCAACCTTCAGCATAAGCATCTTCATTACCACCTCTACGAGCACTGCCTTTTCCGCCGTGTGTTTGCCCAGGCTTATACTTAAACCCTTCACTTACATCACGCATTTCTTTTAGTGCTGGTGTTTCATTTATAATCTTTTCATTGCGGACCCATTCTTTAGATCCTTTTTTTGGTGTTGTCATAAGTTTCTTCCTGTGCTACGCCTTGTGGGCATATATTTGTCAGTTCTTGTATTGCGTATAGGCCAAGTTCTTTCTATGTAATACCCTAACGCATCTGTGATATGGTCATATCCTGAACTTTTGTCTGGTTGTCTTGTGCCTTCTTTGTAAGTCATTTTGATTAAACCTTCTCTGGTTTGTTTACACTTGGGATCAATGTATAACAAATGCTCTTTACTGCTGTTACGCAACCTACTGTTAACTGCGGCTATACGTTCTGCTACAGGAGGGTTTGTGCTACCTGTTCTAACTGTAAAGCCGTGTTGCTGTAGTATAAGGTGGTCTGTGATACCAGTACTGCTTGTGGCTCTTCTAACGCCTGAAGCATCTGGATATACTATTATGCCACGTTTCGGATATCGGCGTTTTATCTCTTCACACATTTCATTGGTGTTTGAACTGTATATGGTTATTTCATCTATTACCCAAGCACGTTCTCCATCCTGTATACAGATAACAGCACTCATTGGATCTATGTTAAAGTCCATTCCTATGTGTAGAGGTGCTGTGGGTGGTATAACAGGCATACTTTTGATATTTTCATCACCAAAAGCATAGTATATAACACCACTGTAACTCACAAACTGGCTCAAATACTCTTGTTCAAATGTTCTTTCATCCAAGTCTCTTTTTGCTTGTTCTATCTCTTCTTGGGGCACATTGCCGCCTTGAGCAGTTGTGAACTGCCAACTTTCCCATCCTGCTTCTGATCCTTGATTGTATAAGTCATAAAACCAGTTTCTGCCTTTGGGTGAGCCTATAAACAAAGCACAGCCGCCTGTGTCTGATAATGTGGGACGCAATATCTGATAGAATGTATCACTGTGAATGTCAGCACACTCATCCATTACTATGAAGTTGTATTTGGCTCCACGTAATGCTTCTCTGTTGTCTGCTGAGCGTATATATATTATTGAACCATTTTTTAACTGTATGTTGAGATCACTTTCATTTACTTTGTCTATCCATCTCACACCAAACAATCTATTCTTTAGTTCATCCCATATCACTTGCTTTGCTTGGCGATATGTAGGTGCTACATAAAGACAACGTTGGTTAGGAAGTCTGGCAAACTTTGCTAACTCATTAATACTGAGGAACGATTTACCGAATCTACGTCCTGCCGCAACTACCCTAAATCGTGCGGAACTATCACTCACAGTTTGTTGTGGTGATGTCAGTTTCATTGTTTAGTGTAAGTTGTTATTGGGTTTTTGTAGTTCTGATCCGTAACCTATTATAATAGTGATTACAGTTAGTGGTGTAAACCAAGGCGATAACATTCCCAACATTTGACCCCACAGCATACTAACTCCTGCTATGCTCATTGTGTTTATAAACTTGGTCTTTTCTTCTGAATACATCTTCATATCTTGCTCCATATATATATTATGCTACTATTTATACGATTCAGGCGATTTATCTGGCTTTTTTGTGACTATTAGAGGTTGACTCAAATCAAAAGTATAGTATAATAGTTTTATGTTTAGCAATAATGCTAAACTAAAATAAGGAGTCGAAATGGCAACATCAAACTTAAAAAATAACAGTAAAGTTATACAAAAAATCGCACAACTACAAGCAAGTGTAGATCACCAGTACGTAGATTTGTGTAAGCAAAACGGCTTAAACTATGCTTTTGACATAGACGGATGTGTAATAGATGACACAACTGATACAGCATATCCTTTTGTGCCACTTAGTGATGAGCAGTATACTGTATACAACAAACTGAACAACACATTCAAAAACACTGATTCTGATCAATCAGCAGGTGCTTTGACAAAATGGCTGAAGGATACATTGTATCAAAATGCTGTGGATTTTGGTATTGTAAAAAATGCTAAAGATGTGTTTATTGGCGGCAACATATATGGTGTATACGCAATAGACGAATAGACAAAAAGAGATTGGTCCACTCTTAACCAAAAAGGACTTCCTGTTAGTATAAGGCGTCGCAAGGCGCCTTTTTTGTGACTTAATCCTCTATGTTGCTGTTTAGCCAAGTGCTAACACCAGGATATCCCCATAGTGCCATTGCCAATATAACACCACCATCTTTCATTGATTTGCCCTGTTTTCTGGCTCTTTCATAGTTTGGCTTGTGTCTTGCTATAAAACTCCGCATACGTTTAAGTGTGCTTTGACTGAGATTATCGCCATTAGCCAACTGTTTAGCACGAGCAATACCTACTGGTGTTCCTGCTCTTTTGCTTGGTGGTAGTTCTGCTCTAACTTCTAATGCTTTTCTGGCAAGTTTACGCACATTGTTTGGTGGTACTGGCATACTTATTGTTCTCCTGCTGGTTCATTCCACGGTAATATATCACTATCTGATTCTTTTGTTGGTGAATCACTCATTGACAGCCACTGTTTACTTAACCAAATCATCATTACTCTGTCTCCGTTAAGAGCAGTCTCTAACATTTTACTACGCAACTTGCGTTTCGTTACTTGTCGTGCTTTTATATATAAGTCGCGAAAGTTGTCTCTGAGTGTGCTTTCTGGCACTCCGTAGTATTCTGAAAAGTCTCCCCAAGTACTGAACAAACAAGCCATTTGATAGAACTCATCTTCTGGTATAACTGTTTTGTTACGCCCAACAATCCTGCCTGTTACTGTTTTTTCGCCTCGTTTGATGTTTTTTACTTGATATGGTTGTTTGTCATCGGACATTGCGTCTCCTGTAAATCAGTGTTTTACTGTATATCTATATTTATCTCTATTTTGTGATCTTTACCCATTTTGTGTCGGTTCTGCGCCATAATACACGTTTTGTGGGTGATTTTACTGGTTTGTCGTTCACTATCACATATTGCTTTTGTTCTGCTACTTTGGTGTCTAACAACCAAGTGAGTGTGCGTTGTTGAGTTGCTGTGGGTTTTATATAACAACTCCTTGCCCAAGTCATATG